GCAATACTGTATGGTTCCCGTAATAGTTGATGTATCGCAGCCGGTAGCACTTACCAAAAACACAAACAACATCATTAGGCTTTGCTTCAATAGCGAGCTTTTTAACTTTGTGGTTGGTCAGCTGGTGGACCTCACGTAATACATCAAATCGTGTAATGGCTTCACGTAATATTGCCGCTACTTCTGGATATTGATCAGCAATAAGCTTCACGCCTGCATGCGCTTGCTTAACTAATGTTCCAACTGGTATTTCACTGATGTGCGTCATTTGCATAGCTCCGTCAATTCAACGTAGCGCCCCATAAAGAGATGCTCGGCAACTTCTGCGGTCATTGGTTCGATAGTGAAATCAACAACTGGAATACCATTCAAAAGTGGCCACGGATTTTCATCGGTGATCCCGAGGTCACGTTTTTCTGATGCCAGCATGATGAGATCTGCATATTTGACGCAGCTACTTAGCGCTAGCGGCAGGCCAAACCGTTCGCAGATAGCCATTTCAACGCGCTTTTCTAGTGCGCGATAATCTGGCAAAAGAAGTTTTATCGGTGATGGCATATCTTTGATGTAAGCCTCGGCAGCGTCATGCATTAGGGCCTCGAGTGCGAACTCTGGAGGTACACAAAACGATGCGTGATAGCAGTGCTGAGCAACGCTGTACGCGGCCTTGGTATGACCGTTAAAGCGGTTTTCTCTGGCAAGGGCATGAGCGATATCCTCGATTACTATTTGCTCGCGCTGAGGCTCAATTAAATTAAATGCTTTACCTGAGAAGGTAATAATATAAGGGCTGTTCACTTTTTAATTTCTCCACACATTAAATAGATAACACTTCACTAAGCACCGAATATGCTCGGTGCTTAAGGCTGTATTAAATATTATTAATAATTAGGCTTTAAAATTACCGATGAAGGTTTCAATAGATTTGCCAGTGAATTGCTCTGTAAGCAGATCACGGAATTCGTTTGCAATTTCTTCCTCTACAGCTTCCAGTTGAACAATACGCAGGACAAATAAAGGCGTGTCACCCGTCAGGATACTATTACGCAGACTAAAACGGCGCTCGGATAAGCCTTCATAAGGTACGCACTTAAATTCAAAGGCCACAGGCATGATCTCTTTGCTTTTAGCCTCTACACTTTGCATCAATGACTGCTTACCGCTGAAATCAGCAGCTTCATGATCGGCACTTTGTACAGATTCAATAGTAATACGGCGAACGGCGCTCACAGCTTGTTTAATTGGAAGCACTTTACCTTCTGCATCAAAGGCTGTGAGGAAGTCGCTCCAATCCTCTAGCCACTCTGCAAGGCGCTTCTGGTTTGATTTTTCACCATTGAAAGCAAGCAGAGCGCAGAACGGTGCTGTTTTCTTCAAAGCGATTTCTGCGGTGTTATCGGCATGGCCTGCGTTCGCAAGTGTGCCGAGGTTGAACACGGAGGTTGCACACATATTGTCAGCGTCGATAAAGCAACGGGCGCCCGGCTGACCTTCTGAATATGCAGATGAATAACGAACGAAATCGGCAATACTGGTGGTGCTTAATTTGCCACGAAAACGGCTGCGGCCTAATTCTAAATGTTCTAATGATTTAATTTGGTGATTTTCAGGAATAATTACAGCGGGGCAATTAGTCGTTTTAATCGGGTCCAAATGAAATGCAGATAATGTAAGCTCTTGGATTTTATTAATAGTGCAAGCGTCTAATTGAGACATGTTTAGTCCTCGCTTATTTAAAAGCGTTAATTTAAAAGGTAGAAATAAAATTTAGGTATTACGGTTTATGTAGTTATTCGTAATTTGCCGTCTACCTCTCCGGTAATTGCAAATAACTGGCCCTGATCTTCTTGCAAGATCGTTAGCTTGCCACCTTTCCCAACGTACATAGGTGTTTCGGTGGTGTCTTCTTCTGACTGCTTGCCACGAGGTGTTGGTGTAACGAACTTCAATTTGTGCTTAATACCAACGCGCTTTTCTTCAACTGAGTTGCTCAGGCGGTCAATATCAAACGTGAGGACAACTTGCCCTTTACCGCCATTGTTGAGAACCCCCAACGCGGTATTGTTGAGCGCAGCGGCGATCTTGTTAACGAAGATCCCCGCGTCGAGCTCGCCCAGAAAGTCGGGCACTACGGTCATGCGATCATTGCTCATCGGTTTACCCTCTGAAATGCGGTATGTACCGCGCTTATTTACTCCACACACTGATTTGCTGTGGTGGCTGGACTTGAACCAGCGACGCGAAGCTCGGGCGGCCTCCGCTCTACCAACTGAGCTACACCACAACGTAAAGAGCACTAAATGATGCTTCTAACAGCTATCGGTTGGGGAATGACACCTATTGGCTCTGAATCCTTAATCACAGATAGTGCTCTTTACGTTGTACTGCTTAAAAAGGGCGGTTACAGGCCAAATAACAGCCATCAATCCTCTGGTTGAAATCCTGCAACCGCCAAAGCTACACAGTATTCTTTAGAGAAACATCCTCTTTGTTTTGAGGAGGTCTCAATATGAGGAACTATAAACCGTCGCGAATTGCGGAGCAAGAGAAAAGAGCAAAATATTTGTAAACCATACAAATCAAGTGTATAAATATACAGTATGTCAAAGCTAATATGTTTCTAATCAATGAATTAATTAGCTTTATTGGTTTGTTTGGGGGAATTCATTGTGATCTTCGAGCTCAGGAGAGTCGGGGGAGGGGAATACAAAGCTGTGGCCCGCGAAGAAAAATCCCCGCGGGAAATTGTTCAGTTGCGAATTTTTCGGCTGAGGAATACAACAACACCAATTAGGTCAATATCAATATTTACCTCAATGAGGGGGACTCGTTGATCATCAACACCAAGAAATTTCTTTCCAGCTACTTCTAAGTATTTAAAGACTGATAATTCACCTTTAATATTGGCTAATACATAGTCTTTAGTTATGGGCATGATTTTGGTATCAACAATTATCGTCGTACCAGCTGGCGCAACATCACAACCACTATCTTTTTCAATGAAATAGGCTCTAGTACCTATGCCAAACTCCGATGGTGCGGTAACCATTTCGCCCGTAGGCCCCTCGGCTCCCCATAGAGCTACGTGGACTTCATTGGTGATTGAAGGAGTAGAAATTGGCTGATAATCAGACGGATCACCAAATAGTAGCCACCTAGAAGATACCCCTAGCGCTTTAGAAAGCATTTCAATTTCTTCGAGCTTAGGCTCTCTATCACCACTCATCCACCCACTAACTGTAGATCGTCCACGCCCTATTTTTTCAGCAATGGCCTCATGCGAAATCTTTAACTGAGCTGCTAGATCTCTAGCTCGTTCATACCAATGCATAAATAAATCGCCTATCTGGTTACTTTCTAACATGGTCGCACATCGCGGAATTCTATTCAGTTGACTATTGAGGAGTAAATGCGGATACTAACTCCGAGATTTGCGACCATGAGAATAGTTTATGACCCCGTTACTTCAATTTAAAAATGACAAGAAGATGACACTCAAAGATCTATGTCTGCTTCTTGGTGAATCTATTCGATACGAAAAAGCTTTGGGTGATGTTTTAAATGGTCATCGACCAGTTCCTACGGCTAAAGCAATGAAATGGGCTGAGAGAACAGGAATACATCCACACAAGCTCAGACCTGACATGTTCAAGGCTAGCCATTTTCCCGGAGGGTTTAAACCGCGAGTAAAGAAGCTCACTACGAGAGACTCTGCGGTAAGCGTTAACAATACTGTATTTATTGATGATTAAAACCACAAAAGAGAGACCAAAGCTGTGGACAACAAGAACTTTCCAGCCCCGGCAGATATGACAGCAGCAATGCACAAGCTGATCACTTCAACACCGGGTGGGTATGAAGCGATGGCGCAACAGCTATCGCACGATGGTACCCATAACGCACTGAGTAACCGCGTTCGCCAGATCGGTGGGCAAATGGTGCCGTTCGGCATGGCTATTCAGTTGGAGGCCTTTTCCGGTCGCACGGATATTACCGAAGCTATGTGTAAGCGTGCTGGTGGTGTGTTCGTGAAACTGCCTGATGTGGATCAGGTCGGGAATGAAGAGCTGCTGCACAAATTTAACGACCTGCTGGCGGCGCTGGGTGATTTTAGCCGAGCACATAACGAGTTCACCCATGATGGCGTTCTTGACCGAGAAGAAAGCAAACGCCTACGTGCCAAAGGTTATCGAGCACAGTCTTTGATAGCCGAGATTTGGGTGATTTCAGAAATGCTGTGGGGAGAGGGTGACGCCAAGAGTATGCAGCTCTTGGCGTCGGGTGCGACTAAATCAGTGTGTGGAGAAATAACCGCGTGAGCATTTTAACAACAAACAAACGAACTCCGCAATTCCGCTGCAAACCGGTCACCGGTGGGCGTAAGCCGATTGCGTTTCCGTATGCCGCTAAATTACAAGGTGACTGGACTGACATCAACCACAGCTTTGTTGAGTGGGCTGTGGGTGAACAACTAGCAGGTCGAGGTGTGGCATGAATA